CCGCATACATCATGTTGTTTATGTCCAACATCTCCGATGAATCATGCAATTTCACAACCGTAGAATACTTGGTGTTGTCACTAGAGACAGGCATCTCTACCGCCAACTCTACGCCGACACCCAACTTGTGGATTACATCCAACAGAGCGACTACCGCAACACCACGCCGAATGATGTCATCAGCCGAAATACCACAGGACATTGCACCGTTGATTATGACCTTGACGACCCGACCCATACGGGCTTGTGGCTCGGTCACATAATCCACCATACATTCAGGGTCACCACTCATGTAACGACCCATGTCCACGCTATCCCCACTATGAGCATAGTAAGTTGTGAACGGTTCGTCCATTGCACTAGCGATGTCTGTTTCAAGTTGTGCAAACAACTTGTCTACATCAGGACGCTTCTCATCCCAACCATGTGTAGCCAATGTGACAGCATCCGCTAACGATTCGGTACCTGCCCATTCAGCGTCACGCCTTGCATCCGATGAACCCTTGGTGGGATTGGATTCCGCATGGCGAATATAATCGCCAAGTGAATCAAAATGGTCTACGACCAAACGGTTACGACCTTGCTTGATATCTTCACGCTTTGTATACATAATCAACCTCCAGTTGATGTTCGTTTATGAAATGGACCTTGCAAGTGTGGCTCAAAGAGCCACACCTGTAAGAATTTTCTCGGCTTGTTCAGGCTTCGCACCTTTGAGTACGGTCATGTCAATTGCTTCACGGAATGTGAAACCAGCATCCAACAAATGGGCACCATTCTCGGATGCTCGTGGTGACACGATGACCTGCAACCCGAAGTCGGCAACATTCTTACGACACTGGCGAACAATCATCGTCCACTTCGTGGCTTTACGAATGTCCAACCCTGTTGAGGCAACCATTGCATCCTCAATGTTCTCATCAATGAGAATGTCCATAAACACGAAACGGTCCTTAGTGGCACCGTCAATCGGATTCCGTCCAACATATTGTGCCGTAGCACCATTGCCGTAGGTATTACCTGCCGCAATCGCAATGAACCCATCATGCCTTTTCACCATGCCATCAGGGAACGCCATAAACCCATTGGCAAGAGCCGCATTTAGCGTACCCAATATATTGGGATTAGCGTTGTCAATCTCATCCATGAGGAAGATACCGCCATTTTGGAAACGCTCACGGAACTCTGTTCCGATATAAACGCCATTCGCTGTTTTAAAGCCGACAAGGTCGGATTTAGATGACTGCGAATTGAACGACTGTGCCGAAAACTGCAAGCCAAGGGCTTGACTAGCCTTCTCTGCAATGGTCGTCTTGCCAGTGCCAGCACTGCCCACCATGAAGATGTTCCGCTTCTTCTGCAGGATTTTCAGCACACTAGGAAATTGTGCATGTTGAATCCCGTCCAATTTGCGAACCTCGCCATGTGGCAGATGAATTTCGGTCACTACGGGACGAACCATCCGAACAGCCTCGGACAGATTAGCCAAGTCTGACTTGACAGAATCAAGATTCTGTGTCATAACCGTTTCGGCAATCGCAGTGACAGCATCGCTGTCAATGCCCAAAGGCATTGTGGCAAGCAAATTCTGCACCATTGTGGCGATGACAGCATCCAATGACGAACCGCTAGGTGCAGTAGCCTTAATTGATGTGGCTACCGTAGGTACGGTTGGGATTGGTGCTGGTGCTGGTGTACCGATTTCGTACCCTGCACCACGATAAACGATTGACTTGATTTCATCAAGCGATTTGTGCATCGGTGTACCATTCCAAGTGACCTTGAGAAACGAACCCAACTTGAGAAGTTGGTTTTTGTCCATGTTAAGCAATCCTAGATTGCCCTCAAATCCATTCGGATACTTGACCCTAGCGATTCGGGTCGTTCTGTCAAACGACAGAACCTCAGGTGATTTTTGTGCTGGCATGTTTACCTCCATGCTGTAAATGGCTGTCCGTTCACGGACATCTAATGCCCCGACAAGTCGGGACCACCATAATCCCCTAGCGGAATTGCTAGGACATCGTAGACGGTAGCAGAATTGCACTGCCCAAGTCAAATTGACTTGCTATTCCGTCCCACTGAACTTTAGTTCAGATAATTTCTTGAAGAACACCATTCAACTCATAACGAGGACATCCACCATTCCTACGGAACCGCCAACCGCTAGGCATGATTTTATTCATGCCATTTTGGTCCGACACCGAACCCCAACCCGTTGAAATGGGGCTAAAGCCCCATCCTTTAGTTTCGTTCGGCTTCGGCAACACAAACTGCCCCATTACATGGTCATGGTGAGCAATAACTCTAGTGAAACTAGTTTCATCTTCGTAATCGCTATAAGTCCAATTGCCAACCTTGCGACACCTACCAGCCTTGAACCATTCACCACTTTCAGTGGGATTTATATATGCAAGTTTCATATTGACCTCCAGTCAATCGTTTATAAATAACCCCAACGGGATTAGCGGAAAGGCAAGGAATTGAACCTCGCTACAACCACAAGCACTCTACAGCATAATGCTGGTCCATACTTGCGGTTGGCACACTGCCTGTGTGCTTACCGTGACCCTATGAGTGTTTGTCGCTCATAGAACCATTGCATGACAACTTGCCGTAATTCCGATTATGCCCAATTTCGCAATATACACCGCATCTTCGGGATTGCCAATCCACGACCTAAGCCTACGACCTCAATTGCGACTATCAAGCATAATCTACAGATTATCCGACAAGTCATCCATGTTGAACAATGTAAACATTGTCCGTGCCATTTTACGCCGATACATGATTCTTACTCATGCTCACTAGGCTACCCTATGGCTCCAACTACCTCACATTCCGAACGACCATAGCCGAACGGTGTCTGTAGTGTGGCGGAACGATTCGTGACGCTCATTCCTGTCGTTCATCCATTCCGTAAATTCCGTGAATCGGGATTTCGTGAATCGGTGATGCCGACCCCAATAGGATAAACACACTTTCCGAAAAATTGCAACAACCCAATTGACACGCCGAATTTTCACCCCTGTTCCATGTGCATAATGCGCAAGCAAGAATCACACGCCAATTCCGCATGTTGGCAAACTGGCATATACCCAACGGTAACTTGGCATCGGTCAGGACCTTCCGCCATGCCTAGGTGCATGCTTGTGTGCGTTTGTGAATACATGCGCATGATTATACTGCACCAAGTCATTTTGATGGGGGATTATGGCACCAAATCATAATCAAAAACTGTCAATCTGCTCACCTAGCCACGCATGTGTACGCATGGGGGAGCATGGGGGGGGTACGCCCCTATCCCTAATTATTTATAATAGGAGGTAGAGCCAATTCGTATAATTTTGATACGAGGGGTGGCACACAAAAAAATATAATGTGTTAATTTTTTGTGGCTTGTTTCCGTGCTGTCCGTGCTGCTTTGGTGTTTGGTACGAACTGTTTACCTTGAGCGGTGCCTTTGCGTTTGGCTGCACTAGTTTTGGCGTACTCTGCCGATGATAGGTTCTCTATAGCCTTCTTTGGCAAATACCGTTCGCCTGTTGCTTTGGGTCCTACAGTGGATGGTTTACCTGATTTGGTTGTCCATTTTTCTTTAGTCCATTTGGACAATGATTGTTGTTTGCTGGTTTTGGCTCCTGTGTAGCCTCCGCCTGCTTTTTTGTAGCGTTGTGCTACCAGTTGGGCTTTGCGTGCAGACCATTGTCCTGCTTTGCCACCTGATGTCCCTGCTTTTACTGACGATAGGATACGGGCTCGTAAGGCTGGGTTGGTGTAGTTGCCTGATGCCATTGCTATGCTTTCCATCTTAACTTATAGTTTTTACGCACTGGTTTTAACAGTTCAGACTTTTTTGGTTTTCCTTTAAGAACAGGTTTTGTTCCTCTAGATTTTCCAGCAATTATTTCTGTTTTGTTACGAATTTTCTTTTTTGGTTTTGTAGCGTTATCATAATCAATTGGAAACTTTTGTGGGGAGTATGATGATTCTTTTGGTTTTGGTGGATTTTTGTCTCTTTTTTTCATTAGCAGTCCCATTTGCGCAAAGCGAGTGCTTTGCGTGTTGGTCGTCCTTTAGAATCTTTCATAGGTCCTTTGACACCACCCATTCTGGCACAAAAGTTTTTTCTTGCTGCCGCTTTTTTAGGTGATTTAGCAGCCGCTTTAGCGGTGACAGGTGCCCTTAGGGTGCCACCTGTCTGTGCTTTGTAGGAGGCTCGTCCTTTGGCGTTTAGTCCGCCTTTAGGGTTTTTGCCTTCTTTTCTTGTCCACGCTGCAGTTTTGGGCATTGTATGTTTCTATTCCTTTTGTCCACGCTAAAACTGAATTGACATAAAACCAACGGATGTTGGTTTTATACTTAACCACACAAGAACATGTAGTGCAGGTCGTGTAACTCCCTGCACCTGTTACACGAGTCCCCCCCCGTAGCCCCCCCCAACAATGTTCCCCCTGTTCCCCAGTAATATGATAGGATTAGTCAACAATTCAAAATAGGAACCTACTGCATAATGGCATGGACAACATTCTAGATGAACGGCAAGAAAAGTTTTTAAACTGGCTACTAGTACCCCAATCACATCGGGTCCCAACCTCCCAAGAAAAATATGCTGAACAAGTCGGCGTAGATGAAACCACCCTTAGACGGTGGAAAAAAAAACCGATGTTCAAAATGGAATGGGAACGCCGAGTCGCAGACCTACAACAATCACCAGAACGAACCCAAAAAATTTTGGATTCGTTATATGCTCGTGCTTTAGAAGGAGACAACAACTCCGCCAAACTGTATTTGCAAGCAACGAACCGTCTAGCCCCAACCCAACTACATGTTGAACACTCCCAGAAACCATCAGAAATCTCTGATGCAGAACTAGATGCCCTTATAGCGTCAGTCGCTCATTCTGAGGTTGAGTCCCGTAAGGAACAGAAACTGCTATAAATGAGTCGGTTAATTGAGTGTCCGACTTGTGGTTGCGAGTATCCTCCTGAGGCTACTCGTTGGCTTTGCCCACAATGCGGTTATAAAGATTCCTGCTGTGAGGGTGAGCCAAGGAAGATGAGGGATTATGACAACAACTAACGATGCAATGTTTCGTGAGTTGGCTGTGCTGTATCCTGATGGTGGACAAACTTTGGGTGACATGTTGTATTCTTATTGGAAAGATACGGGGTTACAGTATCGTGGTACCTTACAAAGTGTTATTTATTTGGCTGCTGGTGCTACTGGTGCTACTTTGGGTGATTTGACAAACACTTTTTGGTCTGACCACGATTTCCTAATTTCCAACTTGGAACAGGATGATGGAACAGATTTACTATTAGAGACAGAAGATTATATTTTATTGGAGACTGGTAATGGCTGATAAGAAAATTACGGCGTTGACGGCAACCACCACAGTGGTGGCAGCCGATGTTATTCCTGTAGTAACTGATACTACGGGTACGCCTACAACCAAGAAGGTTACTGGTTCCAATTTGGCTGCCGCTATTGCTTTGATTGGTTTGAACGCTGGTGAGGGTGTTCGCACCATGATTCATGGTGTTCAACTTCCTTCTCCGCACACTGTTGCGTTTGAAGGTGCTACAGATAACGATTTTGAAACCGTTTTAACGGTTGTTGACCCTACGGCTGACCGTACAGTAACTTTTCAGGACGCAACAGGTACTGTTGCTCTCACTAGTGATTCCCAAAACGACCAATTTGTGCTGGCTTCAGCAGTTTTTAATAGTTAATCCCACCTAGGGAACGAAAGGTTATATAGATATGGCAACATTTAGCAAACTAGCATTTCAACCAACAGGCGGTACCACAGGTACTGGTTTGGGTATTCCTGTTACAGCAACTACCTCTGGTAGTCTTGGAACAACCATTCACACCTGTTCATCCACTCCAGCAACTATTGACGAAGTGTGGATTTACGCACAGAACTATGATACTACTGACCGTAAGTTGACTATTCAGTGGGGTGGCGTTACTGCTGGAACCAATGAAATTGAGTACACGGTTAAGGCTGAAAACGGTTTGTATTTGATTGTTGCTGGTCTTGTTATGCAGGGTAATGCTACAGCAAAAGTTATTTCTGCTTATGCTGCTACTGGCACAGCAATTGTTTTGTATGGGTATGTTAACCGTATAACAGCGTAAGGTCATCGTAGATGCCTAGTTTTTTAACTAACACTGC